ATACAGTATTTACTTTGGTCATTCAATAAATAATCAGCCATAATTAAAAATATGATTGTTAATACAATAGATATAATTATGTCTCTTGTACCCATCCATATGATTGCAAATATAAGCAAATGTTTACCAAAAATATATTTCACATAATATTCTTGTGATTTGCTTAATTCTAATGTAGCATATCTAGAACATATATTCATAATCAAAATGATTACTCCCGCAAAAATTTTATTATTGTTTAGCGAATCATAATAATCCATAAAAGAAAGTTTTTTTTTACCCATTTTATATTTAAATATAAAAAAAATATATTACCTTTAATTAAGTATGGCTTTTGCTTTTAATGCGGCATTAATAAAATCAGAAGAAGACGAACCTTTAAACTATGAAAAACCTAAAGTAAATAAGGATAATTTATCTAAATTATTAAAACCATCTATGGGAAAAACAAAAGAAGAACCAAGTATAATACAAAATATACATGAAAACTTAAAAGAAGACAATGAACAAGAACTTGCACAATTTTATCATAAGGAAGAAGCACCTATCTTTAAAACGGGTTATGAAGCTATTGAAGAAAAAGTAGTTCCCAATCCTTTATTAATGAAAGTAAATCATATATTAGAAATATTAGAACAACAAAAAGAAATAAAAACAAACCAAAAAAACGAAGAAATTGTCTTGTATTGCTTTTTAGGTTTATTTCTTATATATATAATTGATTCATTTGTTAGTATTGGTAAATATAGTCGTTAAGTAGATTTAGAAAAAACTGCTATATGTTCATCTTGTTTTATAAACTTAAATCCTCTTAATCCTGACTCGTAAATTAGGTTGTCTAATTGTATGCTTTGATAATTCCAAATATTCTTTCGTTTTATAGTCCCGTGTTTGTCATATATATGTTCTCTTATTATACTATATCCAGGTTTATCTTCTACATCTAAGGAAAATGTATAATTATGTTGAAACTTATAAGAAGGTTTATGTTGAACCATTTGGGATATATCGGTTGGTTTAAATAAGCTTATAAATAAATATCCTTTGTGTATTAACCAATTATAACATATACTTAAAAAATGTCCTATATCTAATTGTGAATGAAAACAATAAAGAGGACATATAATGTGTGTCTTGTGTTTGTATTTGTATGGGTCATAATATAAAGTTTGAAAGGATAAATTTGGATAGATTTTTTTTGATTGTTCTATCATAAACGATGAACTATCTAATCCAGTTATATTACCGAAGTTAGAAAGTAATTGAACAATATGTCCAGTACGACATTCGAGACATAATACATCGCTATTTTCATTTAAGTAAGGTACAATAGTTTCACATTCCTTTTTATGAATATCAATTGTATTATATAAATCATCGTATATTTTACAATAAAATGGATCAACAATATCTTTATCAATTCTAACATAAGATTTTTCTTCTAATAATGTAAACCCTTCATAACGAGTTATTATAAAAAATAAATAAAATAATATGAGTATAATTAGTAATTGTATCATTTGTTATATATTTTTATTTTTTTTTTATTACATTTATAAGAATGGATAAATGTAATAAATGTAATATTGTAGATAATAGAAAAACATTTACAAGATTATCTTTTTCCAATCATAAAAAGAGTAAGGTCATTGAAGAACTAATATCGTGTTTATATTATAAAAAAAGAGACGAGGCTTTACATTGGACAGCTGAGATGATATGCAGTTTATATATATTTGATTTATGGAAAATATATATAGTATTTTATTGTAAATATATACATATTCATAATGTAAAAATTCCTATTTATTTGTCTAAAAAAATAGAAGAATTCAAACATATATATCAAAGTATTAAAAATGACATGGATATGAAAAACAATGATGATATACGTAATCTATTTTTTACCATTACTATTATTTTATGTGAGACAAAAAATGAAAATACTTTATCTAATATACCACTTGTGTTTAGTTTAGAATGTATATATGATAATTTAAAAGCGGACAACATAGAACATATCAAACCATTTTTTAAAGAAGGAGACCCTAAAGAATTTTATATTCCAATGAATGAATATGTATATCATATAAATATAACAAAAGACATTACCAGTATTTTTTATTGGATTGATTGGATCATTGAATACGATATTTACTTAAACAAAAAAAAGAAAAATATATTTATTCAGAGAAGGTCTTTAGTAGATTTTAAAGATGACAAAAAAAATAAAAATATAATATGGATATTATGGGATATTGTAATTCAAAAATCTAAATCATGTAGACAATTAATTCAACAGGCTATCATGTCTCTATTTAATCTTTTTCAAATAAAATATAAAGTCACTAATAATAAATCATTCAAATGTTTGTTGTATGTATCTATTCATTTGATTCTTTCCAAAGAAATAAACACTCAAATAAAATTAATTGAAAATACAAGTTTATTTAAAAATCTATATAACAATACCCAAATTATATTTGAGGATATAAAAAAGAAAGAAGTATGGATAGAAGAGGTAAAAACCGAAAAACAAAAACTATATGATTCGGTATATAAAATATAATAAATATATTAAATGACGCTTAGTAAAAAATACGAAGAAATATATGGAAAAAATGCGAACTTTTCAAATGAAGTAAATAAAAATGTATTAAATCAACGTAATAATTATACAAATAATGATTTTAATGACTCTACGAATAACTATTTAACAAAAAACAATTCAACCAATAAATACTCCATGAATAACTATCCCGAAAATTCAAATACGAATTACCCTACTGAACCTTCTTATGAACTACCAGTATTAGAAACAGAACCTTCTTCTTGGATGTTTTATACATTTTTATTGTTTGTTTTAGCTTGTGTTGTGGGTTCTATTATTTATTTCAAAGATAACCTAATTGATTATTATAATAGATTTATAAAACCAAATCCAAATATAAATAATGAATTAAAACAACTTAATAAAAGTATTAAAAAGGAAAAAAAAATCCGCGAAAAAAAAGAAAAGGAAAAAGAAACCAACAAAAAGAAGGAAACAGGTGGGATTCGTCAATTATCTAATCAAATTAATTATAAAAGTAACCAAATAGCAAAAGATGATGGTTATTGTTATATAGGATATGATAAAGATATGCGGTCTTGTGGCGAAATATATGAAGGTCAAGTATGTATGAGTGGTGAAATATTTCCATCTCTAGAAATGTGTATGTTTCCAAGATTAAGAGAATAATTATAATTTATAATTTATCTACAAATGAAATACTTGTGTCATATACAATTGGATTACAAGAGCCAACCTTCGTATTACAATTAAGAATAGAATTGGTGTCTCTTAATTGTTTTAATTTAGTTTGACTTATTTTTTTTGTATTATTTAAACCAATATTTTGTTTATATAATTCATTTTTAGTAAGACTATTACCTTTATATTGTAAGTATTCTGCTTTACGACGCATTTTACGTGTTTCATAATCATATGTAGTAAAATCAGTATTTGAACCTGTTGTTCTACCAATTATAGTACGAGCATATGGATTATCGTATATCTTCAATCCTTCACGATTCTTATATTCTCTTAAATTAGATAAAGCCAAATATTCAGGATTCCCTTGTGGGAATTCGTTATTTAGCGAATTACTAATATCTACATAATTCCAACGAGTAGATGATATATCATCAATGTAAACTGTCCTAGACAATGTGACTAAGGATATATCTTCTAATTCTATGCTACGAAAAGACATTATATATAATTGTTTTATTTATTCTCATTTTGATTGTTCTCAATTTGATTATTCTCAGTTTGATTATTCTCAGTTTGATTATCACGTTGAGTTTCAGGTTCTTCAAATAATTCTTTACGAATTTCTTCTAGTGAAGCATTTACTCCTAATGTTTTTTCTTGTGTATTCATATTTTCAATAGAAATCAGTTCGCCATTTTCATTGATACTTTGAGTTAATTTATTATTATACTTATTCGCCTTTTTCATATTTTCTTCAATCGCATTCACCTTAGATTCTTTTACTCTAGTTTCAAAATTTAACTTTGCTTTATCTTCATTTTTCTTTTTCTCGTGCATCAAATCATTGAGCTCTTTTTCTAGGTAATTTACATTACCAGTTTTGTAAGCTTCTGGATGATAAGGTAACCACGTTCCAACTGGACCAACATATACATCATGATTTGGGTCACTTTCTCGCAGCATTTTACAACGTAATTCTGCTTCTTCTTGGGTTGGAAAAACACCGCGTACTTTCAATCCTCGTACACTTGTTTGAAATGAATGTTCTTTAGAGAACTGCTTTTCTAGAGTGTCTTCATTTTTATCTACAAAATTTTTATAGTCATCAGATACATCATTTTTTAGGGTACTTTTGAATGTATCGACAAATGACTCGTATTCTTTGTTGAGCTCTTCAATAGAAATATTATATTTATGAGAAACAAAATTAATGAATTCATTAAACTTTGTCATTGATTTATTTGTATCATATTGAGAGACAAATTCCTCAAAATAAAATAATTCCTTTTTCTTAATCAAGAATTCAGGAGAAACAAAGGATAGGCAAACAAATTTTTGTTCGGAGATTGGTCTATCTTCTTCTAATAAATCCACATTATTCATTATGTTTAATTATTATTTCTATTTATATATTTTTTTCTATTTATTAATTATAAATGTTAAATGTAAAAGAATTAATCAAACGCGTTATAAAATATCTAGTTGAAGGTTTAATGGTATCTATTGCAGCATATGCCATACCTAAACAAAGTCTAAAATTAGATGAAATTGTTCTTATTGCTCTTGTTGCAGCAGCAACATTTAGTATTTTAGATACTTATATACCTACTATGGGGGCTAATGCTCGAACTGGGGCTGGATTTGGTATAGGTGCAAATCTAGTAGGATTCCCTGGTGGTCTATAAAGTAGGTATAAATTCCCAATCTAAATCTATACATATATTTTTCCATATTTCATCTTGTTCCACTTTTTTTTGTTCTTTTAACATTGGAAAATGTGGTAAATAAGTCATTTCACCCAACAACTCGCACAATTTATATAACGTATAATAATAATTCAAAAAATTTACTCTATCGTTTGGACAATATTTAGAATAAGGAATTTGTATATCCATAAATAAATTACATAATGTATCTTCTAATTTAGGACTCATTACAGGTGGTTTTATACCAAGTCGGTCTTTTATAAAAGGTATATGTTCATAATACTTATTATGTCCTAACTTCTTTAGGATTTCCTTTGTTTTTTTGTTGGTCAATTCAGATAATTCGATACGCTCTTTTTTTACTTGGCCTTCGATTTGTTTTATAATGACTTCAGGTATATCAGTAGACTCTTTTGCTTGAAATTGAGACAAAATCTCACGAAAATGATTTATTCTTTTATAAGCATAAAATGATATTTCTTTAGGAGGATCTTTGTAAGAGGGTTTATCATTATCCACAAAAAATGTTTCATTGTTAAAACAATTATTACATAATGAAATGCCTTCCATCATTAATTTAATCATTTCGCCTTTATTGCATTTGCTACAAATATTATTATCATACATGAAATCATTTATATTTATATTTACAAAATTATTTTTTTTTATATAATTTTGTATACTTTTATTTAGAGAGTTTGTACTAGTATCTTCATCTTTATTAAAAAATCGTTGAATAAGTTTTTTAGGATTTTTATTTTTTTCTATTTGTTGTTTACATTCAAAATAATTAAATAAGTCTGATGAATTATTTAAAAAATATTTTTTTTTCTTATTTCGTAGTTGTTTTAATTTTTGGAGTTCCAAATGATATTTTTCATCATCATCGTTATATTTAGACAGATTGGACAATAGTTTCTTTTCGGACTGATTTAAATCATTTAGATATTTTGTATATAAATTATCTATAGTAAGTTCTTTATTCATTAGTATAACTAAATAGTTTATTTTATATATTAACAATCTAAATATACATTATGGATAAGAAGACTCTTTTTATTTTAAATGCAAAAAAAAATGGTTGGAAAATAAAGAGAAAAACGTCAAAAACATATGTATTTATAAAAAAACTATGTAGAGAACATTATTCGTGTAATTATTTGAATAAGTTCTTATATCAAAATTTAATTAAATAAAATTTCATTTTTTTTTTCTTTTACTATTTTATAGAATGGGTGGAGGACTTATGCAATTAGTAGCTTATGGCGCACAAGATGTATATCTTACAGGTAATCCACAAATTACCTTTTGGAAAGTAACTTACCGTAGACATAGTAATTTTGCTATGGAATCCATTGAACAAACCTTTAATGGTCAAGCTGATTTCGGTCGTCGGGTAAATTGCACTATTTCCCGTAATGGTGATCTTGCTTACCGCACTTATTTACAAGTTACTCTACCAGAAATTAACCAAAATATAAACGGTAGTGATAGTAGTGTATATGCTCGGTGGCTGGATTTCCCTGGTCACCAATTGATTGAACAAGTAGAAGTAGAAATTGGTGGTCAACGCATCGACAAACACTATGGTGACTGGATGCAAATCTGGTGCCAATTGACTCTTGACAAAAACCAAGAAGCCGGTTACAAAAAAATGGTTGGTCAAACCACCCAATTGACTTTTATGACTGACCCATCGTTCGCAGATGTAGATGGGCCTTGTGATTCAAGTGCCCCAAGACAAGTATGTGCTCCTCGCAATGCTCTCCCTGAAACCACCTTGTATGTTCCTCTACAATTCTGGTTCTGTACTAACCCTGGTCTTGCTCTACCTCTAATCGCCCTTCAATATCACGAAGTCAAAATCAATCTCGATTTAAGAGCCATTGATGAATGTCTGTGGGCGGTAAGCACTTTGTCGCCAGATTCATCATCTGATGTAAAAGTAACAACGGCTTATTCTCAATCGCTTGTTTCAGCATCGTTGTATGTAGATTACATTTACCTAGACACTGATGAGCGCAGACGTATGGCTCAAAATCCTGCAGAATACCTAATTGAGCAACTACAATTCACTGGTTCGGAATCGGTTGGTTCATCGTCCAATAAAATCCGACTCAACTTCAATCACCCGTGTAAAGAGTTAATCTGGGTTGTACAACCAGATTGCAATGTAGACTATTGTGCTTCTACTCAAAGTGATACTACTCTATTCAAAGCTCTTGGTGCTCAACCATTCAATTACACCGATGCAATTGATGCTCTTCCTAACTCAGTAAAAGCATTCGGTTCGGATGCGGCTGTTGAAGGACCTAACTCATTCATCGGTGGGTCTGGTCTTTTCCAACAAGCAGAAGCTCCTGGTTCTTCAAATTGGACTATTGGTGCGGATGCTGATGCGGATTGGGCTATGAATGGTGGTTCGGTAATTGCTTCTGGTGTATCGGATGCTGGTACTTTCGTATTGGCTGAAACTTCGCTCGACATGCACTGCTGGGGTGAGAATCCAGTTGTAACTGCCAAACTACAATTGAATGGTCAAGACCGATTCTCTGAGCGTGAAGGTACTTACTTCGACCAAGTACAACCATTCCAACACCACACTCGATCGCCTGATACCGGTATTAATCTTTACTCGTTTGCTCTAAGACCTGAAGAGCAACAACCATCCGGCACTTGCAATTTCAGTCGTATTGATAATGCTACTCTACAATTGGTTCTTTCCAATGCTACTGTAGAAGGCACCAATACTGCGAAAGTACGTGTATATGCCAGAAACTACAACGTACTAAGAATTATGTCGGGTATGGGCGGTCTTGCATACAGTAATTAAGTAATTTTAAACTAATTTTATATAATAGTTTATTGTATTATATAAAATCAACGACTTTTACCCATCAAACGTACAAAAATATTAATAATATCTAAAAATAAATTGGTAGAAACCAACGGATAATTTGGCGAATGTATACATTTCTCAGCATAACTAAATAGTTTGGATGTATCATAAGCAATAAATATTGAAAATAATACTATCACAATATAAGATATAATATTGTATAAAGGTCTTGTGTATTGTTGGGTATACGATAAAAACAATTCGGTGATGATAATTACAATAAGAGCAATCAAAAATCCCAAGGATGCTTTATAATATGTTTTGCGTAAAAAATCGGGTATAATGAATACTAATGAAGACATTGCTAAAAATATCATACAAGTCATTATCAAAACCCTCTGTAACACAACGGAATATTCAATAGATTTGAAATAAGGATACAAAATAAGTGATATAGACCCTAAAATTATAAACCATAATATATGATTCATCAAAAAACCATTTTTACTGAACATTGGTTGAATTGATAAGAAAATAATAGATACAATAAATATCAAAAATGAAAAAAATATATAAGGCATTATTTGTAGAAATACTTTGTATTCTGGTAAAAGGACGTTTAATTGTTTGGATGTATTAAATCCATAGTTATACATATGAATGAAGGAACCCACCAAAGAAAACGATAATCCTAAATATAGGTAAACATTGGTGACAAAATGATTACAATGTGGTTTATTATTTACAAATGCATATTTATAAACCATAAATATTAAAAAAAAAGTTGTAAACAATATAAACAAAAGATTGTTTTTATAATTCATTATAATATAATAAGTTTTTTATTTTGTATTAATAAAATAATGACAATAAATATACATAGCAAACAATTATCTTTTTAATTATTTTATTTTATCAATTAATTTTTGGTCATAAACTATACTATACCCATAATATATTACTTTCTTGGTAAACTTTTACATTTATAAGGTACTCCATTGATACAAACAAGTTATTAGGTTTATAGATAAAGCATTCTTCACATTTATAATCGTCCATTGTTTTTTTATTTTATTTTTTATATTTAGATAATTCTTTAAATGCCTTTTCTGGGTCATTGTAATTGTTCAGTATATATTTGTTCAATTGTGCAGGGGTGATTAGAACGTTGTACTCAAAATGTTCAAATAAATGTTGACACGACCTTTCATAAAAAAAATCAAACATTTCAACTATCATTTCGAGAGAACAATAAGATACCTCTAGGTTAATATCAATTCGACCAGGACGGATAAATGCCTTATCTAATTTTTCGATATGATTGGTAGTGACCATCAAAATACGTCCAGGTGTCTCTAATATACCATCCAACAAATTCAAAATAAAAGATAGAGTAAGTTGTTCACCATCTACATATGGATTGTTGTCTTTTTTAAACGGTTTAATATCCTTGTTGGTTTGGATATCCGAAATAATGTGATTTTCAAATAATAAACCTTGTGGAAAATCATTATGAAAGTTGTCTAAAGAATCCACTTGTTTAGGTTCTTCATTTGTCTCTTTTTTTTCTTTGCGTTCATAAATTATATCGGTCAAACAATCAATGTCTTCAATGACATAAATACGTTCATCCATAGATATATTAAAATGTTCAGTTTTTCCATCATTCAATACATTTATTTTTTCATCAAAAAATAAATTTCGCAATTGAGTTTGAGTTGTATCTTTATATAATTTAATATTAATCACATGTCGGTTGGTATCATTTGCAATGGCTTTGATGAGTGATGTTTTTCCAGTTCCTGGTGGACCGTGTAATAAAATACCTAGTGTATAGGGAATACCCTTTTTACAATACCATTCTTTTTTATTCATAAACATATCAATTCGTTCTTTGACTACATTCAAATGTGAACCAAATACATTTTTTAATGATTTGTTTGTATGAAATGGTGTCATCGTAAAGGTGACACTCTTAGGAGCTTTATCCAGTTGAATGACCCCTTCTTGGTCCTTAGGTAAACATACGTGTTTTTCATCGAAAAAATATTTTTGAATCCCCAGTTTGTTTTTTTGTTCATATAAATAAGTTTTGGTTAATTTATCCACAAATTGTTTCATTTCTTTCAGTGACTTGGTATAAGAAATAAATTCAATATTGTAGGTTCCTTTTTCATCTTCATCAATAGACGTATTGGTCACCATACATTGATAATGTTCATTTAAAATAAAAGTTTCGTCGTTCACTACTGAAAAATCGCTATAATATTTTAGGTTTTTAGAATTATTATGATTGACAATATAATAGTTGATTGAATTGAATATAATATCATTTTGATTTTCTTTTTGAATAAATTTAATAGACGATTGAATCGTTTTTTCATTTTTTTCAAGAAACCCATTTATATTGGATTTCTTTTTATCATATGTTTTTTTTATATAATCTATTAAGGTTATCTTTATTTGCGGTAAGTATAGTAGTGCGTTCATCAAGACCAAAGAACCTAATACTTGATATATCGAGACGTTGTCTTTCATAGATACAATCGTCAACAACTGATTGTTCATCATATGGTTCAACGTAGAATGATCCATTATAGTATGCTTATAATCAAATGTTTATATTTAAATATTTCATATAAATATTTATTATAGTATATTATAATGAAAATAAGTCCAATATATTATGTTACACTGAATAAATCCTTATTATATCAA